AGGAGAAGATAGCACCAGTAGCCACCACCACGACAGGCAGTAGACCTAATAAATTCGATAGTTTAATTTCCATTATGTTATCTCAACCCATGAAGTTGTGTCTTCATCCCAGTTGTATTGGTTGCCGTCATCTGGATAGGCTGTTGGAGCCTCCCAAACGCAGGTGTCTTCATTTAATATCCAGCTTGCGTAAATTTGTTGGCCGTAAAAAGCATCTCTTGTTGCATCGTATACATGCCCGATACCTGCAAAATTCTTTCGCAATTCTGTGCCACCATCTGGCTTTCCATCCTGTCCATAATGAATACCGCCGCGAGTGTTATAAGACGTTTGAATCCAATCCGCGCCCAGAGTATCAATAAAGTCTTGTTCTGCAACAATGACCTGAACGACAAGACCGTCTATTATTTTAGCAAAATGTGCCATATGGCCTCCAATTTAAGATGACAAGGCAAAAGTGCCGGAAGAAGTAAAATAGTGGTATGTGTACCCACCAGTAGCAGATATAGTTCCACCCGTCGCTGAACCATCTAGCTCACTTGTGACGTAGCGTATGATTACGGCTCCCGCTCCTCCTGCCCCACCCAGCAGGTCGCCACCATCGTTATCCAAAGTGCCGCCGCCTCCACCATGTCCACCGGCAGGGCCATCAGTTGCCGCCTGTAGATTACTTCCTTTGTTATTTACTGCGCCTGACCCCTGATCGCTTGCGACACCTGAAGAAGCTGTGGTGCTACAAGATGAAGAGAAAGTACCGTGACCGCCACCGCCACCGTGACCAAATTGATTGTAAGTGCCAAAGTTTAAACTTTTCCAGTTTGTCCCTTCGCCACCAGAGCCGCCTTGAAGGTTAGTAGCATTATCTCCATCACCCGTAGAGCCTCCACCGCCTCCTCCACAACCAACGTTTGCAGGAGTATCAAACTCGCCTCTACCCCCTGAATTGCCGCCATCTCCGCCGACAGAACCTGTACCGCCTGTACGCACAGCACCCCGAAAATCACCACCTGCTCCACCACCAACGGAGCCATTTACGGTATTATCTTGATAAGCGCCACCAGTGCCGCCCTGTCCAGTCAAAGTCCCTATACCAACGCCAGCAATGGTTGAGTTGCCACCAGTGCCACCAGACTGTCCATTGGCGGTAGGCTCTGCTCCACCCGCTCCAATGGTTACAGTGTAATCGTTGTCATACTTAACTTTTTCACCATCAAAAGAAACAACAGCCCCGCCACCGCCACCGCCACCTAGATTAGTGCCTCCGCCAGCGCCAGCACCAGCGGCCATTATATCGACATCTAAAGGCGCTCCTCTAGAGGGGAAAGAACCAAAGCCGTTTACGTTATAACCAAAACCTGTCATCAGTTACTCCTTATGCGTCATTCTTCGCGTCAGTGGTAAAGAACAGCTTAATGCCTAACAAACGCGCAGCGCCCGATTGGTTGTCTGCCGAAACATCTCTAGCAATCTGAAAGATGGTCAGAGTATCAGCCGCCGCTCCAGCAATGGTTACATTTCCGCTTACTGCCGCTACATCTATGTCGTTAGACGTTCCAGAGTGAGCTTTAGCTGTTGCCACTACCTGAGTTCCAAAGGCCGTGTTTAGGTCTGCACTATCCGCAAAACTTCTACCTGCTAATCCCCACGCTACTGTACCTGTGTTGGTTCCAGTGACAGTAAAGAACGCTTGGAAGGTAACCGTGCCTTCGTTCCAACTTTTAGGAAATATAACCTGAAACTGAGCGAAGTCATCTGCCGCCGCCGCAAAGTCGAGGCATTTAAGCTCCGGGCCGTTTGATAGCTCTACTTGAGTCAAGTCTGAAGCACCGTTTGTTGTCTCTGGGTACATACCCGCCGCTGGGACATAGATAGTCTCAAGACCCGCAACTTTAACTGCCGCGCCTGAGTCAGTGATTGACCCGCCGACTGCTAAGTCGCCTACTACTGCTACGTTGGTGGTTCCGGTTGGTACGGTAAGAACAGCCGCATCGGCATCGTTCTTTATTGTTACGTCGTTTGATGATCCCTGCCCAGTCAACACCAGACCTAGCGCAGAAGTGTAACCAAGAGCCGCATCGTCGCCCGCCGCAGTACCGCCAGTGATGTCTGGGGAGTTTAAAACGGGAGTTGTAAGAGTCTTATTAGTCAGCGTCTGTGTTGCCGCAATACCCGCCAGAGTATCCGTAGATGCTGGAAGGGTAAGGGTTACGTTACCTGAGAATGCAGAGTGTGCGGGCGCTTGGACTTGAGCATAGTGCGCGTTGTTTGACTCGCAATAAAACTTAACTGTTGACCTAGTTCCACCATTCTTTAGGGCTATATCTCCCTGAGATATGACCACACCGTTGGTTGAGCCTCCCGCTACACCCAAAGTACCTGCAAGAGTTGTGTTTACCGTACCGGTTGGAATCTGTAAAACAGCGGCATCCGCATCGTTCTTAATAGTGACATCGTTGGTAGAGCCCTGACCTGTAAGGATCAATCCTTCTGCGGCGGTAAATCCTAGCGCGGCACCGTCTCCAGCGGCGGTGTCACCCGTTGCTTTTAAAGTACCCGCGGCGACTAAGTCTCCCGCAACTGTTACGTTTACCGTACCGGTTGGAATCTCAAGAACATCTGCGTCAGCATCGTTCTTAATAGTTACGTCATTCGTAGAGCCTTGGCCGGTTAGGATAAGACCTTCTGCTGCGGTAAAGCCTATCGCGGCGGAATCACCTGCCGCAGTATCTCCGTCCGGAGTAAACGTAGCCGCAGTTAAGTCTCCAACAACATCCACAGCACCTGCAAAATTTACAGTAGTTGTTCCCGTAGGAATCTCAATTACATCTGCGTCTGCGTCATTCTTGATGGTTACATCATTCGTAGAGCCTTGTCCGGTTAGAATAAGACCTTCTGCGGCGGTAAAACCCATTGCCGCGTTATCGCCAGCGGCAGTGTCTCCGGTAGCTTCGACAGTTGATCCTGTAATTACTCCAGAGGCCGTAACGGTTGTACCGTTTAAAGTTGTCGCAGTAAGCGCAGTAACCGCTAAGTTAGCATTTACGTCAGTAACGGTGGCACCTGAACCGCCGCCATTAAATTTAAGGACATAATCTTTTCCAGCCAACAATTCAAAATCATTGCTGGTGTTATATGTGCCTTGAAAAATAAGAATAGAGCGTGAGCCGGAAAGGCTGTTACGGAAGTACACCACCTTTTCAGCATCGTTTGGCGTTAAAGCAACGTAGACCGTAGCGCCAATATCTCCGCCATCAACAAACTCAATGTATTTGTTACGCCCGTTAGAAACAGCGCCGTCTGTAATAGGTAAAGAGTTTGGGGAACCTGTTGAACCTGTGGCAGACAATGTAACCGAAATAATCCCGTCAACCGCTTGATCTAGCATGTCCATATTGGTGTTTGTAGTGTCCCCCCAAGTACCGGATTGTTCCCCCGTACCGGGCTTTTCAAGCCCTAAGAAAGTTGTATATGTACTAGCCATTTTAAATTACCCTCAAGCTGATTTAACTAAAATTATTTAATTTACTACCATTTCTGTCCAAGTTGCTGTTTCGGCGGGAGCAATACGCCCCCATACCAATACAGCGCCTACTTGGGCGGTAGCACCAAGTCCTGTAACTGCAACTGATACGCCTGTTCCCGTCTCTACGGTTACACCGGTTACCCGTGCCACAGCAACTTGTCCTACCGGCGCGGCCTGTATCTCAAAAATAACTGTAACGCCACTTAAAGCCGAAGTAGCACTAAAAGCAGTGTCTATTACACTGTTACCCCACGTGGACTCTCCCCACCCTTGAGTAGAGGAGTTCCATCCGGCAAAAGCTGTTACCGCGTCTGTCATTATGCAATTCGTATGATAGCGTTACTAGCGTCAGCCGCTGGCATCACGATCACAAAGTCTCCAGAAGATGACGACTTATCGGCTCCAAAATCTAACACAAGAACGGACTTATCGCCTTGCGTATCATTATAAATCAAAGCCCCTCTAGCCGTAATCGTGCTACTAGAAAACGTAACGTCCGAAAAATCACAGAAAGCGGTGGTTCCTGAACTGGTAGGAGTTACGCTAGTTAGCGTCGCTCCGCCCGTGGTGTATCCATTGCCGTTAGCGACTTCGTTTGAAGTGGCATAAGCCGTTGTGGAAGCGTTCAAAGTGGCGCTGTTTGTGTACAGAGCCAGTTTAAAAACATTTCCGCTAGTGTTAGTAAAGTTATGAGTACCCGTTAAAAGCTGTGTTTTAAAGCTTGTACACATAAAGTTTCCGTTAAAAGCCATTATAATCTCCTGATTAATTCAGCAAGTTGCGGTTGTCCCGCGTTGTTTAGTTCGTTAAAAACGGTTGTTCTGTCGCTTTTAACCGCTTCTCGCAAATAAAAAGTGACCACTGCCTTTACTTGATCTCTAAATGCTAAAGCCTGCCCTTTAATAGCCGGTGGAGCGTCATCTGAGATATTTATAATGTGATTTACACATCTTTCGGCAATTTCTTCCGGGGTAAACCCTCGGTTAGACGACGTTTGGACCGTAATCCCAAAGTCTTCGCTCATAACTACGGGGTTTGTAATCATTGCTTCGCCCTTATAACCATTCCAGTTCGGTACTCGTCTGTAACTTCTTTAGCTTCACCAAACATCTTTAAGGAAGTTAACGCCTCGGTAAATCTTTTCTGGTATTCTTGCACCATATCTGCTTCACCCTTCATATAAGTATAGCATTCTACTAAACTTCCATATAGTAAGGCTACCTCTGCATTTATACTCAGCCAAGTGGTTCCCGAATCCGCGCCCGCAGTCAAACTATCCGGTCTATAGAAGTAATGAAGTTCCACAAAATAATTCGTGTCAGGAGTGGGACCAACAATAAAGTTAACAACGTCAAACATCGCATAACACTTAGGCGCACCGGTGACCGTAAGAGTAGGGTTATAAGCTTGAACAAAATCTACGTCACGGTAGTCCAAAAAAGTTTTTTCAGTAGTGTCTGAAAAAGAACCGTCCGCTAGTGGAGGCTGTACGGTAAAAGAAAATGGCGCTAAAAAGTCCTCCGGTAAGTTAATGTACGGGTTACCTTGAGTTAAAGCCGCTTGAGCATTTTTTCTAAACAATGATAACTGGACATTCTTTAAAATGCGCTCTTCGGCTTGACGTATAAAAAGTGGAAGATTAGAGACAAAGCTTGTCTCATCGTTTTCTGTGTAGTCTTGTAGCGCCGTCTTTAGCTGTGCGTATGTAAAGCTCATACCGTTACCTTAACCTGTCCTACACCGCCCGTTGCTCTCAACGGATTTGGTGTTAAATTTTCATTTCCCCTAAAGCCAACTGGGTCAAAACCGTATTGTATATTACGCTGGGACTCTAAGTTTGTTTCTGGTCTAGCGTTCTGCAAAGCTTCCGGATCAACGGCTTTCTTAAAAGGCCCTAGTTGAGGCTGTTTAGCCTCAAACTCATCCTTACCAACTAAAGAGCCGTTCCACTCTTTACGCATATCTTTATAGCGATACCGCATTCCAGATCGATCTGAGATAGCGTAAGCGTTTTTACCTGAAGCATACTTAGCCATTTTTAAGACCTAAAGTACATGTAGCTTGGGGTAATGTTAAAAGAAGCGCGATCACGGTCTTCCATCATGGCGCGATCAAACTCTTCTTCATAAATAGTCTTTAGCAACTGTACCTTATTCGGCGCTCTTTTTACCGAGAGGTAGTAAGCCAGACCTGCCGCTAAACAAGGGTAGAAACGGAAAGGTATTTCTAAAGTGTTTGTAGGAGTGTTGGCATCTTGTATTCGAGTTAAACGAGTAAATTTTATGACATCGGTGTTATTTTCGGGTACCGGCCAAATTTTTAAAGTAGGTGTTACTAACCGATCAATAAAATATTGGTTAGCTCTTCCAGTGGTAGCCTTATTGGGGATACTAAAAAAGCCATCTCTGCTTAAACGAGCAACACTAAAGTCAGTTGCAGATCGAGTGACCACCACAGACAACAAATCAATAGTAGAGTTTACGTTGGAAAAGTCTACGACTGCCGATACAGTTGACGCTGTACTGCTAGTTCCGCCTGTAAGTGTTTCACTAAGACTGAAAGTACCTTCTGGTATTGTAATGGCTAGACTTGTGGCCGACGGAACGCTTGTTACGGTAGCTGTTGCTCCGCTAGTTCCGCCAGTAATTGTTTCGGCAACGGTATATCCAGTGGAAGACGCTACTGAAATAGTTAACGTGCCCGCAGGATATACACCTACCCCTGTTGCCAGAGGAATGGTAATTTCTTCAATAGTCCACGCATTTAAACCTCGGTTGGCCCACTCGGCTAACATAATGTTTAAAGATCGTTTTGCTGTTTTAAGATCATAACCTGTACGAACCTCTAAGCCGCAACGCTCAAACGCTTCTTCAATATATTCGGTAACGTCTAGCTCAAAATTAGTGCTGTTAGAGGTTGCCATGTTTAATTATCCTCGTTATTCTCCGTCACTGTCTGAATATAAATTATCAAAAACAATAGACGGGTCTGTATAACTTTCATGCCCTTCAGCCGAATGAACACGCTGATTTGGGCAAAAATCCGGTGCGCCCTGCCCTGTCTTCCACAAAGCTGGGCTAGTTGCCCGAACTCGGTTGTTTGGTAATGCCACTATATTACCATACCAAGGACCGGGTTCTGTAATATACATCACATGACTCTGTTTATGCTGTGCGGGATCATCCGCTATGTGGTGATCGGTATAATCCACAGTAAACATGTAGCGAGCAGAGTAAAACTCGTGGTCTATCTTAGCTACCCAAGGACTGCTACTAACGCGGTCCATAGTAATCACAGAATGATCCCGGGACTCGCAATCCCACGGTTGCGCCAAATGATCGGCCATTTCTTCAGGCCATTCTGGCATTACAATATCGGCAACCAACGCCTGTAGGGGCATCCTAGCCCACATTGCACCCCCATGAACGTCATCTATTTCTTCGTCATCGTTCTCACACCCTGTAAAAACAACTTGAAAGCTTAAAGATCGGTCTGGAATAGTATTTACGGCAATAGCAAGTGCATGTAAATACTCGCCTTGATAACGCAAATGGTTACAAGTGTATTCTTTCCTAACCCAGCACTTAAAGTGCGGAATGTTACTAATTAGGTAAGACACTACGTCTTTACAACTTTGTAACCTTTATCTTTCAAGAACGACCGCGCTTGTGCAACAGTCATACCTGACTCTTTCTTTTTAGCTTTAGATTTAACAGCACCGCCGCTTTTCATGTACTTAGCTGTTTTATTCTTAACAGCACCACCGCTCTTCATGTACTTAGTTGATCCACGCATAGCTACACCTCGTTAAAGTTTTACAACAGAACCTTGGGTTCTTTTTCTACGATTAGACATGACCGCACCACAACCTCTTGCAATCACGCCGCCTTTACTCATTTTCTGCACTTCTGCCGCTTTAGTGTTTTTTACAACTTTTTTCTTAGAAGCCTTCTTTTTCCGCGCAGTTGCCGCTCGCTCTGATTTTGACAAAGACTGAGCTTTACTACGGGGCAAGCATCTATCCGGGTTTTTAGTGTCTTTAGAAGTCCCGCAAGACCCTTTAATGTTACCATCAGACCCTATCCTAACCCAGTCTTGGTCAACCCACTTCTTTAAATCACCCACAAGATGTTCTCACTTCTTTTTAGGTTTTTTTTTCTCATAGCCTTTGCTATGGTCTTTTTTTATTTTTTCCAAAACTTTTGCTTGGTTGGCATGAAGCTTGGACGCTTTTTTTAAACCAGCAATAACTTTATCTAAATCTTTTGTAGAATGAGGCATGTTAACGTCCTTTTCTTTTACCGCCTTTAGATTTCTTGGCGTAATTAGGGTCTTTACAGTATTTAGAGGCCGCTAAATTAGCGTAGGCCGAGGGATACGTGTCAAAAGTACGCTTTGCCCAAGCTTTACCCTCTGGGCAAATCTTTCCGCCAGACTTCTTTTTTACCGATCCGCCTTTTTTCATGCGGATAACGGCGCATTTGTTTGATTTGGGTGATCCTGCACCTAAGTTAACGGCGCTTACCATGCTTTACAACTCCAGTAACGCGCTGAAAACTTATCTTTTGCAGTGTCGCACTTATGCCTAGCCCGAAAACTGGTTCTCCGGGCAGGCTGGTCTTTTTTAATGGACATGTTGGGGTCACCAAACCGAACTAGTTTGATTTCAGAGCCTTTTTTAGCTAAAACGGCGCTTTTTTTAGATTTTTTAGGGGTCTTTTTTGGTTTATTAAAACCCGGAAAAGTCTCCCCACGGTACTTTATACGGCCACTGGGAAGTCTTTCAACATCTTTTGTAGTAGCCATATAAAGACCTTTTTACGCAAAGAAAACGGTTATGGAAGCCATATTAGCGGCAGAATACGTTATGTACCCTCCCCCAACAAACAACATGCCGTTATCCGGTATGTCCGGGTATTCGGCGGAGTCTGCGTTTCCAACTGTATTAAACTGCATGTTTATTGTTCCGCCTACGGTACCTTCTCTAAAGCTGATGGTTCCGCCCGTAGCAGTATTGACTGCGTACATACCTCTTAAACGCATACGGCCCTCAAACATCGGGGCTCCTACGCTATTTGAAGTACCCGCACTCACCGTACCTGCCGGATCACCAACTGCTGTAATAGAGGTAACGGAAGTATAGTACTCGGTGCTGGTTACAGCACCGGCATTTCCTCCCGTAACTCGTTCAGAAGCCGCGGCACCCGTTTCATCTAATCCAACAATGTCAAAAGAAATGCCGGAATCATTGCCACCCGAAGTAATGGTAATTTTTCGTGCCGCATCCGTAACATACGGACTAGCAGTCAAAGTAAGGGCGGCATTATTTGCTACCTGTGCCGCGGTCGATATCGCCGTTGCACTTGCCACTGCCGCAGAGACAAATGTCGCTTTAACATCAGACATAAATTTCTCCTTTAGCTAATTACCCTACTGTAGAGATAGGCGTTCCTACAGAACTTGCCATCCATACCTGCTTGCCGCCAGTTACCGCAGTAATACAAGTAATACGGCATCTAGAGCCTATTCCCGAACCCGCTACAAAGGTAAAGGTGTCCCCTGCGTTTGTGATAACAGGGTTAGCCGCATTGCCTGCCGCTAGTTGCGTTTGGGCCAAGAAAGTACTGCCTGTTGAAGCAGGGATAGCAATAGTCGTTGTTTTACCAGAACCTACAGCGGTAGTTACTAAGAAGTCAAAATACGCGCCTTCTGTTGCAGTAGCTGAAGCAGGTAAAGTAATAACATTATCTAAAGTACCGTGAATTAGTACAATAGCACCGGAATCAGATATAGATAGAGTATCGGAGACTGCCGCTGTGGCTTCCCAAGTTTTTACTACAGAGCGTTTAGCTTTAAGGGTTCCGCCAATAGAAGCGTTGTTGCCATAAGTAGAGTTGGTAGTAAAAGCACCGGTCGCGCCTTTGGTTACATCGGTAAATCCGTTTTCAGAACGGACCGCACCAGAAAAAGTTGTGTTAGCCATGAGTGTTTCTCCTGTCTTGGCAAATGTCAGTCAAAAAAAACGACTGTCAGGGTTTGTGTTCAATTTTACTATACCGCAAAAAAGAAAGGGCGGCAAGTGCCGCCCTTCCATAACAACATAGGCTTACGCCGCGCCGGGAGTACCGAACACAGAGCGCCAATCAGATACGCCGAAGCTGTATCTTTCACGGGCTTTAAAGCGCATATTGCCGGTGTCAAAGTCTCCTTCCATTGCCGTCTTAATAGGCGAACGGTTGAAGTATTTGAAGCCGTTTGGAGCATCAGTCTTGATAAAGTATGCATCTGAATCAGTTAGGAAGTGGTTAACCACTGCGCCTTCCGGCAACATTCCCATGTTCTTCATTGCATTATTATCATTGTCTGCGGTACCACTGCGGAGGTTAGAGTTGATTACTCGCTCTGCAATAAATTGCAGTTCTTTCGGAATAATCAGCTTCATGCCACGTACAGCGATCTTCAGACCACGCTCGTCAGTCAGACCAGCAATGTCAATCAGCATTTGCTCAAGAGAAGTCTCGTTGAGGTCAGCCGGAGTAGCCAGAAGATTAGTCTGGTTACCTGACAAAGATGGGTGAGCAGCAGAACACAGGGCCGCACCGTCGCCAATCGCACTAGAACCTGTCGAGAACGCATTGTTCAAGATAGAAGCCGCTTTGATTTGCTTGGTTTGAGCCATGGAACGTGCCAGAGCTTTGGTATAGCGTGATGCTAGTCGATCATAAAGATTATCTTCAATCGCTTCTTCAGTAATAGAGAAAGCAAGTGCGATAGTCTCGTGAGAGTAACGTGCAGTGTAAGTCTCTTGTGCATCGTCAAAGCTGACGTTTCCGCCTTCATTTTTAACGGGTGCAGTTGAGAAACCACCGAGCATTACTTCTTCTTCAAAAGCACGGTCGGAAGACTCTTCTTCAAAAATCTCCGAATGCTCGTTTTCGTAACGGTCGTATTCCAAGCCGAACAAGGCATTAAGGCCGGGTTCAAGCTCTTTCGCTAATTGTGCGCGAGAAATAGCCATGGTATATCCCCCTTAAATGCCTGTTGATGTCGCATTAGTCTGCGAATCAAAACGGCTAGTAGGTGAGTTGAAATGAGCATTGATGCGAACAAGCATCGGCAGACCAGCCGCAGTAACGTCTTCGTTACC